CACGGCGCATCCTGCGGGTTCTGCTCAGCGTACAGATTCACCGAGCGCTGAGCATTGGCGATGATGCTTTTCGCCGCGTAGGCGCCTGAGGTGAGAGGTACGCGCATCAGTAGTTGGACCCGCTGTAGATGTTGTAACGTTGCTTCGAGACGAGCCCGCGCGGCATCGTCATCGCCTGAATCTGCGTGTTCATCCGCTTGATCGTGCGTTTCGTGCTGAGCGCCAATCCGACCACCGAGCGCGGCGCGTCGATCTGATACATGCCGCACAGCCAGAGCGCGAGATTGAAGCGGATAGCGGCGGCGTAGCCAGGCGGGAGATTGACCACGGCCGCCGGCGTCGCGAACTGCGGAAGCTGCTCCATAGTCACGATGTGCAACTCGAACGTGTTGTTCGGGATCGGGTACATCAGCAGGTTGCCGAGCGGTATCGCCGGGTCGTAATACGCCCACTCCGGGAACGACTGAAGCCCCTTGAGCGCGATGCGCGAATAGTCCTCGCGCGAGTCAAGCAGCGAGATCGGGTAATCGATCGGCGTCGAGCTGCCCGCATTCAGCCGCGCATAAGCAGAACTGATCTTGATAGGCCGCGCGATATTGAAATTGCCGCCGAGTCCGACCGTATAGGACGGTGCGCCGGTCGACGGGATCGCCGTGTCGACCAGGTGATAGACCATCAGGCGTTCGGTCTGCCACGAATCCAGCATCATGTTGACCGTATCAAGCGCGTCCTGCGTGTCGTCAGGGGAGATCGCTTGCCCGATCCCGAGCGCGCCGAGATCCTTCAGTGCAAGCTTGAACAGGTCAACGGCGGTCGTCATCAGGCTGCCTCAAGTGCGGCCCGAATCTTGTCATCGGACCAACGTTTATCGATCTTCACGCCCTTCTCAGCGGCGATCTGGATCAGTGCGGCGCGCTCGTCGGCGGAGTCGCTGCCGAGCAGTGCGGATTCTTCGTCTGCGTTTTGGCAGAGCACATCGCCGACCCACTTCGGATAGGCTTGAAACTCCGGCGTCTCGTCGTGCGGGACGGGCGGAACGTATGCGGGCGCGGTCCATCCATCGCCAAGCGCGGTCTGTTCGTCTGCGCTATTGACGAGCTTTTGGGCGCCGTCGGGTCCAGTGACCCATTTCGGAAACTCTTGGTATTCCATCGAACCCTCAGAATGAAAAACCCCCGCCGAAGCGGGGGCCGATTGCTGCAGCAGCACTTAGCGGACGATGCGGCAGGCGAGTTCCGGGTAGAGCGCGCTCCAGCCGTACAAAACGTCGATCCGGCAAGGCACGGTGTCGGTGCCGATCGCGTACTGGCGGCTGATACGCATCGAGATGCCCTTGTGGTTACGACGCGCGCCCCATGCGCCGTACTGGCTCACGTCTTCCAAGTCGGCGGTAGCCAGCGTGAAGGCGTTCTTGTGATACGCCAGGTTGGCGGTGTACTGCGTCGATGCGGCGACATCCCACGTCAGCGCAGCGGCGTTCGCCGGGCCGGCCGAGACGGTCTGATACTGCTGGTTCGATGCCGCGGTGTTGATCGCCGGGAAGATCGAGAGCGTTGCGTTGCCCGAGCCGTCAGCCGTTGCGGCAGCAGTCACGGTGAACTGGCGCAGTTGACCGGTCGATTGGCGGTTCTGCGGGTTCACAGCGAACACGCCGGCGAGCGTGAAGGTGTCACCCTTCGCGACCGTGCCGGCAGCGCCCAAGCCTGCGACCGTCAGCGTCGAGCCGGTTTGACCAGCGCCCGAGACGGTGCCGTTCGTGCGCGTGCCGGTGACGAACGTGTTCACGTTCTGGTCCATGCCGACGTCGAAGCCGAGCGACGAAGCAGCGAAAATGCCGCTTTCGTACTGCTCGCCGATCTTCGCGGACGGGTTGAACAGGCCGGCAGCGCCCTTGACCATCTTCGCGTTGGTCGTCGGGTCCCACACGACCGTGCGCTGACGATCGCGCGGCGCGGCTTCGTAGTCGAGTTTCGCGCCTGCATCGAGCAGAACTTGAATGTCGCTCGGGGGCGTGCCGACCGTGCCGACGTTGTTCGCAACGTTCGCAGCGAGCGCCAGGCCGTCGAAATCGATCTTGTTGGCGATGGTCGCCATGGCCGGCTTGATGTAGCGATCAGCGAACTCATCGACCAGCAACGTCAGTTCTTGCGAGCTGAACGTGAAATCGACGTGGAACTGCGTCGTCAGCGTGACCGGAACCATCGATTCGTTCACGTTTTCGAGGTTCAGCGCGGCGCCGGTCGTACCGACGAAGCGGTTCGGCTTTCGCGCGTTGACCGTCGCGCCGATCTTCGCGCCCGACACAGCGAATTGCTTGTCGTAGTCGCGATTGGTGCGGGACGTGAAAGTCAGGTTGTTTTCGAGAATCATCAGCGATTCGTCGAGGATCTTGACCGGGGTAAGAAGCGAATTTGCCATTTAAAGTGTCAGCCTTTGGACTGTCGTTTCTTCCAAGCGATGTAGTCAGCGGTCGAGGCGAACTCAGCCGGCTCGACAGGCGCAGACTTCCCGCCAACCGGAGTAATCGGTGCGGGTGCCTTGGAAATTTGTTTCGGGGGAGTGGCTTGACCGACCTTCGCCTCAAGGCGTGCCAGTTCAAGCGCCATGCGCAACGGGGGGAGACTCAACAGACGTTCAGCGGCTTCTGGGTCTTGGCCGAGTGCATGAAGCACCTTGTGACCGTGATCCATCGCCGTGACGGCCTCCAGGAACTCGGCGGGTGCGCCGCCAAGCATCTGAAACGTGCGAAGCGACGAATCCCATTCGCGGCCGTACTCAGTCGAACCGGACTCGAAAACCTTGTTGCAGTCGGCGTCGAACTTTTCCTGCTGAATGAGCTTCTTCGCCTCGGCGCGGATCTGGTCGGGCGTCATCTGCTGGCCGGGCTGCTGCTCGGCTTGCGGTTGACCCTGGCTGAATCGCGCCTCGGCGTCTGCTGCACGTCGAAGTGCCTCGTGTTTCTCACGCGTTAGCTGGTCGATACGCCGTTGGACCCAATCACTCTTGGGTTTTTCCTGCTGCGGCTGCTCGGCTGCTTGCGTGCTTTGCTCGGCGCCCGGTTCCGTGCTGACTTCTGCGGGCTGTTGCGCCTGTTCCTGCTCCGTAGGCGTGACGTTTTCAAGCGGTGCTGCGTTGTCTTCGATTTGCATGGACTAAGCCAAGGATTGAGCCCGGTGATGGCGCGCCGGTACGCAATGCAAAAAGGCCCGCTCTCGGGTGAGAAACGGGCCTTCGGGAAACGGTCGCTGCGGCTGCTTAGCGCTGGCCGCCGATGATGTATTGCTCAGCCGCCGGCACGATTGCGCCTGCAGTCGTGTTCACGAACTGGATCGCCAGAGTGTTCGCCGCGGACACACGCACATTGCCGATCGACAAACCGACCTGATGCGACGCCTTGTTGATGTCGATCGAGTCGCCGAGCTGCAAGCCGGGCACCGTGAACGTCTGTTCTGCGCTGGTGTTGGCGCCGACGGATGCCGGCGTGAGCGTCTGGCGGATGATGAACAGCGTGCTTACCGGCGTCTGGTTCGAGCCGTCCTGCAAAATTCCGATGTAGCCGGGCATTCTTGTTCCTTATTGAGCGGGCGTTAAAAAGCCGCCCTGAGGCGGCTGTTCGGGTTGCTGCTGCATCTGCTGCATGGGGTCAGGCGGTGGAGCGCCACCCTCCGGCGCGCCGGTCTGCATCATCTGCATGACGACTTGCGTTGCGACGTGCGCCACGACTTGCGGGTCGAGCGGCTGGCCGAGCGCTGCCATTCGGCGCGTTTCCGCGTCGTATGCCTTGATGTTCGTCTCGTCCGCCTCCTGCCCTTGCTTGGCGGCCTGTAGCTCTTGCGTCAGGTGCTCGATCATCTGGCCCATCTGCTGCATCTTCTGGTGCATGTCCTGCTCTTGCGGGCTCGGGCCTTCGCCCAAGATCGCAGGCGGGATCGTGCGGTGCAGACGTTCGGCAACCTCGTCAGCCATCGGGAAGTCAGCGGCCTTGAACAGCAAGTCGCCGGCCACCTTCATGAGCTCCTGATCCTGGCCCATGATCTGCGTGAGCGCGTTGAATGCTTCCTGACGGCGCGTCTCGTAGTTCGGGCCGACTTCGACCGTCACGTCGTAACGCCCGATGCCAGGATTGAAGATCACCTGCACTTCGTCAGCGATCGTCGGATGCGGCTGCTCCGTAAGCGGCTGCTGCTGGTCCGGATCGACCTTGGCGAACGTCTCTGTCCCATCCTCGCCCACGATGCGCACCACACGCGCCGTGTCGTAAATCTTCGGGATCAGGTCAATCAGCACGCGTCCAGTGAAGCGAATGGCGCGCGCAACGTTGTCGATAAAGTGATACGTCGCACGATCGCCCTGCCGCTGGCGAGCCTGAATCGCCACGCCTGCTTGAGCGTTCGATTGCTGGCCGAACTGCTCTTGATACTGGCCGGACGCCATCATTAGCTCTTGCTGCGCCGTCTGCATGCCTTGCAGGTACGCAGAAGCGCCTACAGGAGGCTGCTCGCGCTGCGGACGCTCAATGGGTGAGCCGTCCTCTCGCATCCCGTTGTAGGGCAGATACGGCAGGTTGTCTTTGTTCGCGTTCGCCCACTCGGATTCGAATCCCTCGAATGCCTCGATCGGGCCGACGAATGGCGTCTTGGTCTGGAGCGCGATGTACTCGACCTGCGCCGACGACATGTAGTTGTACATGCGCTGCGCGTCTTTCATGCTGCGCGTGTGGCCCTTGCGCTCGACCTTGCCGTCGATGACGATTTCCTCGCCAATCACGCGCACGATCGGGATATAGCGCCCCGCCCACGGCTTTTCGTCGATGACCGTATCGCCAGCGATCAGATACCAGGTGATCTGCGGCGAGCTCACCGGGCGCTTCTGCACGCTCGGATCGCTCTCGATGACCGCACGCTCTTTTGGGTCTTGGACGTCCGACAGCATCATCGGGCCGTTGACCGGATGGTTGATAAGCGTGTCAGTCTTCGTCGTCTTGCGGAAGTATTCGCAGACTCGAATCTTGTCCTTCGAAAGCCAGGCGCTCCCGGTCGCGTCGTCACCAAACGCCACGCTGCGCGCTTCCTCGCCCGGATAGGTCGCCTCAAACTCCGTCTTCGACATGTCCTCGAAGACGAAGCCGTACTTAGCATCCGAGCCGTCGGCCGACTCGATGTCGCAATCCAGATAGACCGTCAGCGGGTTCTTGACGCGACGCAGGAAGATCTCTTGGTCAAAAGATCCATCGTGAGCGTACTCACACACAACGCGCCAATACCCAATGCCAGCTTGGACGGCGAATTCAGTGGCAGTGTCGTAAACAATTTCAGCGTGGCTGTTGTACTCGATGTGACGAACAATGCCATCGAGAATCTTGGCAATCTCAATATCAGCGTCACCGTCGACCGGCAATGTCTTGACGCTCGGCTTGTTCTGTTTCGCATCGTTGATGATCTGCAGGTTGTGCTGGCGCGTCTTGTTGATCGTCAGGCAGGGACGGCTGTCGCCATCGCGCGCATTGCGGATCTGATCGGGCCATTGCCAGCCGTTGTCGCTGTCGCCATTGGCAAACTTCAGGTCTTCGACGAAGCGCTTGCGGAACTCGCTTTCGTGTTCCTCGCAGCGTGCGAAACGCTCTTTCGCCTCAGCGACAATCTTTGCCTTCGGGTCTTCCTGCTTTTTGCGTGCCATTTATGCGAGCCAGCCGCCAGCACCGACAATCGTGCGACGGACAATAGGT